CGCATCCCCAAAGACGCCGACATCATCGACGACCTGCGCGCGCTGGAGCGCATCGACGGCGTCATCAAACTGGGACGGCGCAGCGGCAAGGACAACGAACGGCACGGCGATGCCGCCATTGCCCTCTGCCTCGCCTATGCCGCCAGCCGCAGCAATACCGCTCTGCCCGTCGCCGTCGCCATTGAGGACGGCTACACCAAGCCCGCCTGGCCCGACTACTAGGGCCATTCCCCCCTCCCCCTGTGGGGGGAGGGGACGGGGTGGGGTTAGCCCGCATACCTCCGAATCCCTTAGCCAACTGAACCCAACGCACCGCCATGACTACCACCCGCAACACCGCCCGCCCGAACAAACCCTCGCAAGAAGTCGCCGTTGAGCGCAACCTCACCGAAATCGAACGCCTTGACACCATCCTCGCGCAGCGCCTCGGTGGCGACCCGAACGGCTACCGCGACCTCCTCACCGACACCACCGTCAGCGGCGCCTGGGCGCAGCGGCAAACGGCACTGACCAAGCTGGAACGGCAGGTCCTGCCGCACGACCCGGACAACGCCGCCGACGTCGAGGCGGCAGAATTTGTCGCCGCACAATTGCAGCGCCTCAACTTTGACGCGGTGCTGAAAGCAATGCACTGGGGCGTGTTTTACGGCATGGCGGTCGGCGAGGCAATGTGGGGCATCGAAGACGGCAAAGTCGTGTTGGACAACGTCCTCGTCCGCGACCGGGGCAAATTCAAGTACGACATCGCGCGGCAACTCATCTACACCGGCAACGGTGCCGATGAAGTGATGCCGCCACGCAAATTCTGGACGTTTGCCACCGGCGGCGACACCACCGACAACCCCTATGGTCTCGGCGTGGCGCATTTCCTCTACTGGCCGGTGCTGTTCAAAAAATCCAACGTCAAATTCTGGCTGGTGGGCAACGAAAAAGCGGCGACCAGCGTGCCGCATGGCCAGTACGACCCGCGCAGCCCCACCGCCGAAGCGGACAAACAGCAACTCTTGACCGCGCTGACCGCCATCAAGAACGCCGCCGCCACCGTCACCCCGCTCGGCGCGACCATTGAGCTGCTCAAGGGCGAGGCAGGCACCACCGACTACCACAAACTGTGCGAATACATGGACGAGGCGATTGCGCTGGTGATACTGGGGCAGGTAATGACCTCGCAGGCGGTCGGCGGCCAATACAAGGCGGAGGTGCAGGACGAGGTCAAAGACGACATCGTCAAGGCCGATGCCGACCTGCTCTGCGCCTCATTTAACGAGACGATAGCGGTATGGCTGACCGAGTGGAATTTTCCGGGCGCGCATCCGCCGAAGCTGTGGCTGCGCACCGAAGAAGCGAAAGACCTACAAAAACTGGCCGACACCTACGCCAAACTGGCACCGCTTGGCTACCGGCCGACGCAGGCACAACTGGAGCAGGACTTTGGCGGCGCGTGGGAAGAGATGCCTGCCGCCAGCGCCCTGCCGGTCGCGGCAGACGGCGACGCCCAGGACTTTGCCGAGGGCGACACCCCGACCACGCCGGACGACATGGGCAGCCGCCTCGCGCGCGAACTGGCACCGCATGGCGAAGCGTGGCTCGCGCAAATCAGCGAGGAGCTGGCGCAATCTGCGACCCTGTTGCAATTCCGCGAGCGCCTCGACGCATTGGCGGGCGAATTGCCGCTCGACGTCTATGCCGACATCTTTGCCCGCGCCACCACCGCCGCCCATCTGGCCGGACGCCATGACGCCAAAACGGAGACCGCATGAGCCTCGCGCACACGCAACTCCCCTTTGCCGAGCAGATTAACTATTTCCGTCGCAAGCTCGACCTGCCGACCGAGAGCTACGCCGACATCTACGGCGCCGAGCATGACCACGCCTTTGTCGTCGCTGGTGCCAACCGCCTCGACATGGTGGCGGATTTTCGCAAAGCGGTGGACAAGGCCATTGCCGACGGCACGACGCTGGAGGAATTTCGCCGCGACTTTGACGACATCGTTGCCAAATACGGCTGGCAGTACCACGGTGGCCGCGACTGGCGCAGCAAAATTATCTACGACACCAACCTGCACGCGAGCTATCAGGCGGGGCGTTACGAGCAACAGCAGGAAATGAAACACCTGCGCCCCTACTGGGAATACCGCCACCGCGATGGGCAGAAGCACCCGCGCCCGGAGCACGAAGCCTGGAACGGGCTGGTGCTGCATTGCGATGACCCGTGGTGGCAGACGCATTACCCCGTCAACGCCTACGGCTGCAAATGCACCGTCTTTGCCCACAGTAAGCGTAGTTTGGCGCAGCGTGGACTGAAGGTGGGCAAGGCGCCGGCCGTCGAGTGGCAACAGCAGCTCATCGGCAAAAACAGCAACAATCCGCGCGTGGTGGACGTGCCGAAGGGCATCGACCCCGGCTTTGACCGCATCCCCGGCAAAAACGCCGGGCGCGAAGGCTTGCAGCGCCTCTTTGACAAGGCAAGCGCGGTGCCACCGAAACTGGCGACCCATGCCATGCAGCAGGTGCTTGATAACCCGCGGGCGCGGGCGCTGCTCACGCAAGAAATTACGAAGATGGTCGATACCGTTGTCAGCGAGATGGTGGCGCGTGGCGTAAGCAAATCCATCGGCGTCATTGCACCGGATATCCTTGCTGATCTCGCCGCCCGCAAACTTATGCCTGCAACCGCCGTCATCACCCTGCGCGACAAGGACATTCTCCATATCCTGCGCACCAGCAAAGCGGGGATGCATCTGCCCATCAATTTTTTGCACCACATCGCTGACCATCTGCAAGCCCCGCAGGCGGTGCTGCTGGATACCACGCAAAGCGAGCCCGCGCTGCTCTATGTATTTGACCTCGGCGGCAACAAGGGCAAGGTGGTGCTGAAATTAGGCTATGAGTCGCGCGTGAAAGATGCGGAGACGGGGGCAAAACAAAACGTATTGCTGAACATCCTGCGCAGCGGCGGTACGTTTGTTTGGGACGCCAAAGCCCAGCAGGGACTGGCGCATTACACCCTGATAAAAGGGAAATTGTGAACAAAAAAAGCACCCTCCCACGTCGGGAGAGTGCCGGGGCTGCGGTTTGCCTGATTCGAACAGGATCATGGTGGCGATCACCAACCTTTCCAGTAGGAAACCCCCGCAGCTGTCAGCCAAGTATAGCGCAAAACAACCATGCCAGCCCTAACCTTTGATGACCCGCGCGTTATCGCCTACCTCGAACGCCTCGCCGCTGCCGGTTTTTTGAACAAGGCCGTCTTCAACGCCATCGGCGAGGAGCTGCTGCTCTCCACCGATGCACGTTTTGACAGCCAGACCGACCCGGACGGCCGTCCGTGGGCGCCGCTCAATGCCGAGTATGCCGCCTGGAAGCGTGCCTTTCACGGGCACGACCGCATCCTCAAGCTGCGCGGCTATCTGCGCGACACCCTGCGCTATCAGGCGACCGACGTCTCCGTCGCCATCGGTAGCAACCGCGTCTATTCCGCCATCCATCAATTCGGCGGGCAGGCAGGGCGGGAGCACAAGGCCACTATCCCCGCGCGCCCCTACCTCGGCGTCTCTGACGACGACGTCGCCGCCATCCTTGAGATTATCGAGGACGCTTTCGCCGCGCGACAACCGTAACCCGTCTAAAACGCGATTTCCGCCCCTGCAAGCGATAAGCCAACCGCTTTGCCCGCCTTAACCACCGAAACGCCCGCGAGGGCATTTAGCAAACGCCGTAAAAACCTCCGCGCCCGAATATTCCCCCTCCCCCCGTGGGGGAGGGCAGGGGTGGGGTTTGCCCGCATACCTCCGGGGTGGATAAACCACTCCCAAAAATCCCAAACCAGTCTAATCGTCGCCACCGCCGCGCGCGCGGACAATGGCGACATGAACAACATCGCTATCTTCCGCACCGGCCAGCACGCCGACAGCCACGGCAACGTCCTGGACGCCACCCCGGACTATCTGCGCGCCATCGCCGAGAGCTACCAGCCCGCCCTGCACGAAGCCCCCGCCGTTATCGGCCACCCTGCCGACAACGCGCCCGCCTACGGCTGGGTGCAATCGCTCAACTACAACGACGCCGACGGCGTCCTCTACGCCAACTTCAGCCAGGTGGATGAGGGTTTTGCCGGCCTGCTCAAGGCCGGCCGTTTTAAGAAGCGCTCCGCCTCCTTTTATCCGCCCGGTCATCCCAGCAACCCCACTCCCGACCGCCCCTATCTGCGCCACGTCGGCTTTCTCGGCGCGCAGCCGCCCGCCGTCAAGGGGTTGGCGGATTTTGCCGATGGTGATAACCCGCCGCCCACCCACGATCTTGACGAGCCAGACACCC